CTATAGCAAAACCAAAAGTTGATACAAAACCACAAGCTACTAAAGTGGAAACACCAGTAGTTGAGGAAGATGATACATTAGCATATTTTGAAAAACTAGCTGAGTAACCTATCGAGTGCCTCTATCCCATAGGGGCACTTTTCTCATATGATTCCACACAATCCTTATAAATACCTGTATGGCCCAAAGTAAATATATTCAAAGTGTCTTAAAGGCAGCAGGTGGTAGACCCAAATCAACACAATGGTTTCGTGATAAAATCAAGGAATTTGGTACACCAACATCATCTGATTTGATTCGTGATGGTAAAAGAACATCAATACCTACTTTTGGTCTACTAAATATGTTTGTATACGACCCTAAGTTAAAGGATAAATTACCATACTATGATACATTTCCTTTAGTATTACCTATTGAAAAATATAGTAATGGATTCTTAGGAATCAATATACACTACTTGTCTATGCCAATGAGATTGAGATTATTAGATAGATTAGTAGACTTTAGTAATAATGATAAGTTTGATACTTCTACAAAATTAAGAGTAGATTATAGTCGATTAAAAAAGATAGACTTAATTAAACCTTGTCTAAAAAGATATTTAGCAGGTAATGTTAAGACACAATTTAGAAAAGTAGAGGCAGATGAATTTATAGTTGCAACACTATTACCTGTACAGAGATTTAAGAAACAATCTGACAGTCATGTATTTGCAAAATCAAGAGGAATGGTATAATGAATTTCGGAAATAGTTTAATAGAGGCAGGCACTTCATCAATATTAAATGAATTACTTGCACCCTTACGAGATGACAATGGGATGGCAATGCCATCTAGGTATGAAGTATTATTTTTACCACCATCAGGAACTAGAGGAACATCAACAGGTGGTTCTACAAATCTATTCTCACAAGTATTACTTGGACAAGTAGGTGGACAAGAACAAAGAGAAGTAGGATATCAATGTAATTCGATAGCATTTCCACCTCGTGGTATCGACACAACACCAGATGAAAACATTTATGGCCCTGTAAGAAAAATTGCAAATGGTGGATACACCTATGGTAATGTTACTGGTAAGTTTTATTGTCATAACGATTTGAGAGAAAAGATATTCTTTGAAACATGGCAAAGACTTTCTTATAACCCACAAACATTTGCTGCTGGTTATTATGATGATTATGTTGGCACTATACAAATGTATTCTTTAGACCAAGATGGAAACAGAAGATATGGGTGCGAATTAGTCGAGTGTTTTCCAACAGATATTGCTGAACAATCATTAGATGCTAGTCCATCTACATCAGTGCAAGATATTAGTGTAACTTTTAGTTATAGATATTGGAAGAATTTAACAGATGAAGGTTCTCTACCGAAACCTTTATTAGATAGATTGCAAGGAGTACTTGCAAATCAGGTAGAAAGACAACTACTAAATAGAATACCAAAAGTATTAAGAAAATTATAATTAAGGAGTGAAAAATTATGGCTTTACCTAAACTTGAAACACCAGTTTATACTTTAATCATGCCTTCAACAGATGAAGAAGTGAAGTATAGACCTTTCCTAGTGAAAGAACAAAAAAGAATGATGATGGCAGAAGAATCTAAAGATACCAAAGAGATTGTTGATGCAGTAAATCAATTAATAACTGATTGTACTTTTAATAAAGTAGATACTAAAAAGATTCCTATGTTTGATGCAGAGTATATCTTTTTAAAAATAAGAAGTAAATCTGTAGGTTCAAAAATAGATATAAAAGTAACTTGTCCAGATGACAAAGAAACACAAGTTCCTGTTAGTATTGATTTAGATGACATTAATGTTGGTATGGTGGAAGAACATTCAAATGAAATAAATCTTACGCCTGAAATTAAAGTAGTTTTTAGATATCCACAATTAAATTCATTTACAAAATATTCAAGTGGAAGTGATGCTACTAAGATGGTATTTGAACTAACGGCAGATTGTATTGAAGAAGTGCATTTTAATGAAGAAATAACTCACAAAGTTGATATGTCAAAGAAAGACTTAGATGAGTTTATTGAATCACTTTCTACAGAACAATTTTCATTATTAGCAAAATTCTTTGAAACTATGCCAAGACTTAGACATAGAATAGAGGTAACTAACCCAAAAACAGAAGTCACTAGTGAAGTTATGTTAGAGGGTATAGAGAGTTTTTTAGAATAGGGCTCTCTCACGAGAGCCTAAAAAATTACTACGAAAGTAATTTTGCACTCATGCAACATCATAAATACTCTTTAACAGAGTTAGATAATATGATACCCTATGAGAGAGAAATATATATGGGTTTATTAATAAAACATATTAAGGAAGAAAACGAAAGAATAGAGAAAGAGAATGCAAAACGAAACTAAAAAGGTAAACATAGAACTAGAAGTAGATACAAATGTTGTAGATTCTAGTAAAAACAAATATCAATCATGGATAGACATGGCAAAAGCTGTGGATGCATGGAGAATATTCCCACGACTATTTTTAACAGTATACATTATATTGTTATATAAGTGTGTTATTTGGTATATGAATTTACCTGCTCCAACTATGGAACAGTCTGGGTTAATAAGTATCGTTGTAGGTGCTGGTGCTGCATGGTTTGGACTATACACAGGAACGAGTAAGAAATAATGTTTGGATTTAGCCCAGAATTTGATAAAAATCTAGAAGAAAGTGCTAGAATGTCAAAAGAGCATGCCGATGCAACTAAAGTACATACTGAATTAATAAAAAAACAACAAAAAGTTGTTGATAAAACTACCGATGCATTAGAGAAAAATGAAACAGCTTTAAATGAGGCAACAGAGGCTGGGAAAGACACAACTGCATTACTTAAAGAACAAGCCATTCTAAAAACTCAATTAAAAGAGGATAAAGAAGACCTAAAAGTTAGAAAAGAAGATGAAAAAGAGGACAAAAAAGATTTTGATAAAGAATTATTTGTACAAATGAATGAAAGTTTATTTAAGATATCAGATGCTGAAATGCAAAGAAGAATTGATTTTGATAAAGAGTATGAACAACAAAAAGCAGTACTAGAACAAGCAAAAAAGAATAATCCAGCAGCTGCAATGGAAATTGATAATGAACTAAAAAATCTAGAGGTAAAGAGAGATAAAGATATGAAGGACCGTGAAAAACAACAGACAAATGTTTTTGCAAAAGGATTTAAGGGTATTCAAAATTCATTCAAAGGGTTTACTAAAAGTATAAAAGATAAAGGTGGCACAGTTTTGAAATCTGGTTTACTTATAGCAGCTTATTTTGCTTTTTCTAAACTTTTACAAAGTGAGATGTTAATGGACTTTATAAAGTTCTTTAGTGAATCAGGATTTTTTGTTAAATCATTAATTGTACTAACAACTTTAATAACAGCTTATATGGCAACAAAAGGGCTATCATATGTAGTTAGAGGATTTTTAACAAAACTTGGTTTTCTTGAAAAAGGTATAGCTAAAGGTAGCATGAATATATCAAAAATATCAAAATCTATGGGAGTTGGAAAGAAAGGATTTTTTTCTAAAGGTATATCACTTCTTGGAAAAGGTTTAACATCTGTTAAAGGTTCTCTACTGTCTGCCGGCACTTCTTTATCAGGTAAAGCTTTGGCAGGAGCTAAAGCTTTACCATCCATAATTATGGGTATTGGCCCTAAACTTCTTTTATTTGGTAAAGGTATACTAGCATTCGTTGCTAAAGGACTTGCATTGATAAATCCTGTTTTTTTAATAGGAGCAGCTATAGCAGGAATTGGTCTACTCATATATAACTACTGGGATGAAATTTCAGCTTTCTTTGGTTCAATTGGTGGTAAACTCATGTCTGCACTTAGTGATATAGGAACAAAACTTGGTAATTTCTTTGGTGATTTATTTAAACCTGTTACTGATTTGTTTCAAAGAATTAAGAATGCTATGGCTAAATATTATAATAAAGTCGCTAATTCTGCACTTGGAAAATTTATAGGAATGAAACCAATGGCTATTCAAACTGAAGATGGTTTGCCTGCAGCTGACATTGCTAAAGCGAGTGAAACAATGTCTGGTGGTGAGAAAGACCCTGCAAGATTCGTAGCAAGAAAACAAAATGAAGACATGCAGATGAAAAGAAAAGAAGAAATGATGGATGAAAAGAGAGCAGTTAATGTTGTTAACAATCAGAATGTTGTTAATAATGTATCACAAGGTGGAAATACTGTTCAAAATAATGCTACTAGATATGTTAAAGACCAAGGCAGTGTATTTGCATCAAATAACGCTTAACTAGGATTTAGATGGTCTTCAGTTAGTATCTTAAATTCCATGTTATGGTCTAGACAAAACTCAGTCGCAGACTTCCATTTAGCCTTGTTTATACCCCATGTTTTGACTTTGTTATACCAAACACCTGTTCTTCTCTTAGGATTCCTTTCTGGGGGTGTACATTGATGTTTAGGTTTAACTTCAATAATATACTTCTTGATACTACCATTTTTAGTACGAACTTTGATGTAAAAATCTGGGAAATATCTATGATAACGACCATCCCATGGCGATACATATGGAATGACTAATTCTTCACTACCCCATTCTATAATGGATTTAGTAGTATCACAGTATTTCATCATCTTTAATTCCCATGATGAACGATATACTATCTCTTTGATATCACCTTGATACTTGGCAGGATATTTGGGTTTAAACTTTCCTTTATATGTCATAATCGTTATAAATACTTTAAATTATATAGGACTATTTATACATGGCAATAGATGTATTCAAACGACAAGGCAAATCTGCTGTTACAGGATTACTAGGTAAAAATTTAAGAAGAATTGCTGGTAATGTTGGTAGCGTACTTCGTGGTGATATAGGAAGTAATTCTTCTGAAACAGCACCACTTAATCGTAGTAAACAATCAACAAAGATGTTATCCTTTCCCATTGATGTAGGTGCAGACCCTGGCATAGGTAATCATGGACATTATATCATGTTTTTTATTAATGAACAAACAAATGCTAAACTAAAATTTGGTGAATCAGAAAGTGCTAATGGTCTAGACTCATTAGTTAATGAGGCAAAAAGGAGAGGAATTGGTGGTATAACTAAAGAATATGATAGTAAAAAAGACAAATTCATAGAAATGCAAAATGACCCTCTTAAAAATATTCACGATTCTAATGGCAAACTTACAGAAGCTGCTAAACAAATTCAAAAAGATGCTAAAAAACATGAGAATAAAGAATCACATAAAATAGATACCACAGTTGCAATACAAAGGGCACCAACAACAAGATTAGATACAGCAATAAGTATGTATATGCCGGCGCAAGTATCAGTTAAGTATAACGCTGAATACACAAACACAGAGATAGGAGTATTGACTGGTAGTGCTGTTGATGTTGTAGAAGCTTTAATGGCTGGTAAAGATGTGAATATGGAAAAATTAGGAAAAGATGTAAAAGATGCTGGAGTAGCGATGGAAAAAACTGCTATAGGTATGGTGGGTGATTTAGGGCCTGGATTAAAAGGATTAAAAGAAGCAGCAGAAATGAAGAAAGGTGTTATTTCAAGTGATAGAATGGAGTTAGCATTTAAAGGTATAGACAAAAGAAGTTTTAGTTATGAATTTAAAATGATACCTAAAAGTCAAGCAGAAGCTGATGAAATAAAAAAAATAATAAATGCATTTAAATTTAATATGTTACCAGAAATGCCAAACGGTCTTGGTGGTAGACAAATGACAGTTCCAAATACTTTTGACATACAATATATGTATCAAAATGCTGAAAATAATTATTTACATAGAATATCAACATGTTTCTTAGAAAGTATGGATGTAAAATATGGTGGTAGTAGATACAAAACATTCGATGGTAATGCTGATGGAGCTCCACCAGTTGAAACATCAATATCATTAGAATTTAAAGAGATAGAACTCATTACAAGAGAAAGAGCACAAGAGGGTTTCTAATATGTATTTTAATAATTTCCCAACAATACCATATGATTCTAAAGGAACAGGTGAGTTTAAGGATGTAAAGAATCTACTTAGGCGTGTAGGTATTAGAGCAAAAGTAAAATCTAATACAATGTTGTATGATACCTATGATGTAAAGAATGGTGAAACACCAGAATCTATTGCATTTAAATTATATGATGATGCTGAATTACATTGGGTAGTTATGTTGGTTAATAATATTACAGATAGATTTCACGATTGGCCTTTATCAGAGGCACAATTTTTAAATTTTGTAAATGATAAGTATTCAAATCCAAATGCAATACATCATTATGAGATAGAACAAGAATCTGGTGATACATCAATTAAGATTGATATTGGAACTAGTAATTCAGACTATCCATTAGCAACTGCTATAACTAATTATGAATACGAACAAGAAGAACAAGACAACAAAAGAAAAATAAGACTATTAGACCCTAGTTTTATAGATAGTTTTGTTGATGAATTTAAAATATTAATGAAAGAAAGTAACATATAATGGCTGGTAGAGGAATACAATTTGCAGGCGACTATGATATAAAAGAGATAAAATTATTTACATCTTCTGGTAATGTAATTGATTTGTCTGAGGTAGTTATAGCAATAAATATTTACGAAGATATATTCTCACCATCTATAACTGGTAGTATTGCTGTTGTTGATACAAATGCAATTATTACGAATGCACCAATCACAGGTCAAGATTATATTTCTTTTAAAATAACTACGCCTGGATTAGAAAATCAATCAATAGACTTTACTGAAAATGTAATGTCAATTCACAGAATTGATACTAGATTATCTGTATCAGCAGGTACAGAAGTTTTTACATTACATTTTTGTTCACCAGAGGGATTGAGAGATAATCGTGTAAGGGTTTCAAAAAGTTATACAAAAAGTATAAACAATATTGTTGAAGATGTATTAACTAGTAAATTTTATATAAATTCTAATAAAGATTTATTCATAGAACCAACTGTTGGAATTAAGAAAATGGTTGTACCAAACATGCATCCATTTAAATTAATTAATCAACTTAAAAGAGAAGCACAAGCAGAATATAATGGTTCACCACATTACTTGTTTTTCGAAAATATAAATGGAATACATTTTAGAAGTTTAGATAGTTTGTATGCACAAAAAGATATTGGCACATATCATTCTGGTGATGCTGGAACAATAGATTTTAAAGATGGTGGATTTGGTAATGTGGAATATGAATTAAAAAGAGTATTAGACTATCAATTCAATGCAAATAACGACACACTTAAAAACATAGCAGGTGGTATGTTGGCATCAAGTATATTATCTCATAACATATATAATAAATCTTACAACTATAATGATTTTGATTATATAAGTGATTTTAAAAAGTACGATAGAGTGAATGGGAATATTTTAACCGCTGCTCTAGGTGCTCAAGATAATTTTCCAATATATAATGAAGTTGCTCTAGATGAATTTGATAATACGATTAGTCAATTTCCAGATTCTAGAGTACATTTACATCCAACATCAACAGTAAATGGAACTGATGCACAACATTATGATTATCAAACAAATACTTATCCATATACATCAAATAAAATAGATGAAACATATCTATCAAGACAATCTAAGTTTATGGAACTAAATGATGGTGCAAGTATCACTATGGAAATCAATGGAACAACTACAGTGTATGCAGGTTCTATGATAAACTTTGATATGCCTATAAATGGAACAGACCATGAGGGTGAGAAAACTGATAAATACTACAGTGGAAGATACTTAATACAATCCACCAGACATATGTTTGACCAGAAAGATAAAAGACATACAATCATGATGAATCTAGTTAAAGATTCACTGAAATCAGAATTACCAATTAACAAGTTAGCAATAGAACCTAAAGGTAAAAAAGGTATTGTTGTTAATGATTTTTATAATAAATTCATATAAAGGAGGGCAACTATAGTAAACTATATCATGTATAATTAATTAACAATTTGGAGTTTTAGAATGACAAACAAATACAAAAACAAAATTAAGAACATGAAATTTTTGAGTCAAACACGAACAAGGATGATACCTGAAAAACTTGACATAAATAAGTTAAAAGAACACTATAGAGATAAAGAAACAAATGAAGAGCTTCACAGATTTACAAGAGGGTCTATATGACCCAAATATATTTAAGGCATTCTTTCTAGCTGGGGGACCAGGTAGTGGTAAGTCATATGTAGTGAAAAAGTCTACAGGTGGAACTGGTCTAAAGATAGTAAACTCTGATGATGTCTTTGAGAAATATTTAAAACAAGCAAGACTTGATTTTAAAATGCAGGCAACACAAGGTAAACAAAGAGATGCATTAAGAACTAAAGCAAAAGAAGTAACTGCCAAAAGAAAAGATAATTATCTAGAAGGTCGTTTAGGTTTAGTTATTGACGGCACAGGTAAAGACTTTAATAAGATATCATCACAAGCAGCAGGACTAAGACAACTTGGTTATGATACACACATGATATTTGTAAATACAACATTAGAAGTTG